AATTTTAGATTTGTTGATATTTTACTGTTCATAAAAAAGTGATTATCTACAGCACAAACACCAAACAATTTAGTATTATATTTGTAGCATTCATTAAAACCAATTTTTATTATCTGTTCTAATTCATTCAGAACTTCAGTCTTTTCACCTTTTTTTATTTTTAAACTTTCTATATCGTCATCAAACTGCATAATACATTGACCTTCATCATAATAGTCTTGTATAAAATTTCTTTGCTTATGAAGCAGAACAACTCCAATTATTATATTCAATCCAAGTTCTTTAAGGTATTTATAATCTTTGTATTCATTATCGTTAGCTACAAAAATATCTATAATATCAGGATTGACGCAACATACATTTAATAAATAATTAAGTGTTTTTTCCTTTATTGTTTTGCTTCTTTTGTAAGAAGGTATAGCTATTCTATAATTCATTCTTAAAAGCATTTAAAACAATTAAACCTACATTCTTCCCTTCTTTTCTTGCTGTGTTTATTAGTAATACTGCTTCGTCATAATGCTCAGGTTCAAACTCTATTTGTATTGCTCTCTTTACTGAAGCTTCTTTGTCTTGTAATGTTGATGCTAAGTCTAAATCTTCTAATACAGAATAGTCTACTGCTTCTTCAGGTTGCCATACATCCATACCCCATTCGCCTAGCTTTGCGTTATCCCATTCGTTTCCTAGAATATCCCAATCCCATTCACCGAACCCTACATTATCCTTTACAATAAACTCCTCCTTCTGTTCTTCTGTCAATCCCTTAGCTATTTTAACAGGCACTTCTTTTAGTCCTGCTGCAACACAAGCTTTGTACCTCATATTACCTCCTAAGATAACATTGTTCTCGTCTAGTATTATTGGTCTTAGGTCTAGCATTTCAGGAAAGTCCTTAATTGACTTTACAAGTTTTTTAAATTTAGCTTCCTTGATTATTCTAGGATTGCTTTCGTTTGGTTTTAATTCGTTGATTTTTAGTTTCATAGTATATAATAGAATTTTTGTTAATTTATTTTATTCGGTTGCTTTGCTTCTTATCTTTTCTGTTGCTCCTTCCCAAAGCTTATCTCTTTTCATACTTAAAGTAGGTTCAGTTCTTTTAAGACTTGGCATTCCTTTAGTTGGTTTGCTGTCCATATATTTACCACACTCGCAGAGTGCTTCCTTAGTTACCCATTTGCCATCTCTGTAAACTATTGTAGCCTTTCCTATTTCCATAGTTTTTCCACATTCGCAAAAGTATAGAGTCATTTCTTTAGTTTATCAAGTTCAAATTCTAAGTGATTGATTGCTTTCTGTATGCACTCAATAGGACTAGCGTGTTTCCTTTCTGCTCTGAGCAAGTAAGTAACAGCTGTTCCTGTATTGTAGCTAAGTTCAAAGTCCTCTATGACCTTACGAGCTTCATAGCCGTATCTGATTCCTTTGTAGTAGCTTGGTATTCTATTGTCTTTCATTTATCCTATCGTTTTCTAGTCCTCCTGTTAGTGTTTCTACCTTGTCAATTCTGTATTTTATCTTGTTATTTCTTTTGGCTCTTATCTTGCCTTCTATTATACTTAAAATTGTAAGTACAAAAATTACAAATAAGGAAAAGTATGCTAATAGTTGTAGTATCATTTGCTGAGTATTTTTAATAGTTGGTTGCTTGTATAAATCCTGTCATCACCACTATAATTTTCATATATCATTGTGAAGTTATCGTCCTTCCAAGTCCAAAGACTTTTCACTCCTGTTTTGATGTGATGTTTTAATACACTTTTTATTGTCTTGTATGTTCTTTCCATATCTATTGTTTTAGTTTAGTAAACTTATAGGTTTACTTTCTTTCTTGTTTTAGTTTATTACATCTCATAACTCTCTTTCATCATATCTTCAATAGCCTTTATTCCTTCTAATATTTTTTTAAAAGGTTCATCAAGTAATTTAGGGTCTAAATAGAATATATGACCATACTCCTCTATTCCGTGATAGAAGTCTAATATCTCATCCATTTCTTGTTTTTTTATTTCCTTAATATCCATTTCTTTATTGTTTTAGTTAATTTGTAAACTTATAGGTTTACTTTTGTCTTGTTTTATCTCCAAAAAAGTGTACACATTACTTCTTTTTATCTCCTTTAAAGTGTTTACCACCTACTACCCAATAGTATTCACATTCCTTTGTTTCTTTATTAATAGGACTTTCAGTAAAGTAACTCTGATAATATCCTTTAGGTGCTTTATACCTCCAACAAGTTTCTTTCATTGTACACTCTTTACCCTCGCATTTAGTTATATCTGCCATAGTTTTAGTTTATTGTATTGGGGAGGTAACCACACCCCCCCTCTACTACTCTAGGTAAAATAAACGCTTTTGTAGGTCTTACCCTATATTTATTAGTATTAGTCCTTAGAGTATTCTTTATATATTTTTTTTATTCCATCAAAGCAAGTTGAGATACAAGAACCGCAATTAGTTCTTACACCATAATTAGTATTGTATATTGTATTATAAGTTTCAATCATTCTCTTTTTGGCTGCTTGGTTCTTTGCTCTACCTGTTTTCAAGTCTTTCCACATATCTAAAATCTCATCTACTATTTCCTGTGGTAAACTTTCAGGAGCTTCTACTTCTTTTGTCTTCTCCCATTTCTTCTGACTGCATTCCATTGGTGCGAGTCGTGCCTTGATTTTCATAAAGCAACCACAGTCTTTACAAGTTCCTGTAGGCTTGAAGTAATAAATACAACCCTTACAGATAGCTATCCTATCTTCATAGACTTCGTTAGGTACAAAGAACTTATTCATTTAACATTTCTTTTAATTGCACTCTTACTTTGTCTATTGTCGTGAATAAACTGTTTCGGCTTATTCCTGTCTTCTTTGCTAAACTATCTAAAGTGTTTCCTTCAGAATAATACAACTCAAATATCTTCCTATCATACCAAGTGAAACTCTCTAAAGCTTCATCAATCTTTTCTAGCTTTTCCCATTGTAAATCTTGTTCTTCAATTAAAGGTAAGTTGTATATACTTTTATGGAAATTATTTTGAGCTATATTTGTGTTGTTCATATACACCCCTATTAAATTAGTATAGTACTTTTTATATTTATAATAGTAATTACTTCTAGGACTTGTTAAAGCTCGTCTTAACGCTACTGCTCCGTATCTTGTTACTCCGTCTATTCCGTCCTTATCATAAATAGCTTTAAGTGTTTCAGGATTCATTTGTAAAAAGTATATCATTAACTCTTGTACTGCGTCATTTACTTCGTTCTTATCATTAGAAAGACCATAAGCCATAGTCCTGAACTTACCTGATAGCTTTGATATTTCTAAATATATATCAGTCATTTACAACTTCCATTTTATCTATCTTGTCTGCAACCTGTTGAACTATTTCGTCTAGTATTAGTTTGTAAGACCTTATATACGCTCTATTGCCTTTAGTTTCTATTCCTGCAAAGAATCCGTTAGTAGCTACTGAAACGTTTATCGGTATTATCATCATCCAATCCCAATAGTTATTTTCTTTAAGCCCTGTTCCGTAGCCGTTATGATATTCAATAATTATTTCTAACACTTCTAAGTAACCTTCGTACCTGCTTTTGGTTGATAGCTCTTTAGTAAACTCCATACACATTTCTAAATAGGCTTCAATTATTGCTCTGTGTTCTGCACTTGCGTATATCGGTTCTGTCATACGCCAAAGATATTAAAAAAATTATTCAATTCCTTTTTCTTTTTTTAACTTATTAACAAGGTATTTGTAATAACTTATCTTTTCTTCATACTCAACCCTAGAAATCTTTAAAGTTGTACGAGCTAAAAATTGTAGTTCTTGTGCTTTCCCCTCTCCATACTTTGAGTCTAACGCTAGACTGAACTTATATTGCTCACCCCAAGCATAGACATTACACTTAACACATTGAACCTGACAATTCTCCTCATCAAATCTTGTAGACAAGTGTTTCCTAGACTGAAAGTGTCCGTTCTGCATTCCGTCCTTATACCCCCTTACTATTCCACAAGTGAAGCATTGAATCATTCCGTATTCGTTAGCTTCTCTAAGTCTTATGTAAAGACTGAACCACTTATCAAGCTCCTTTTTTAATTTACTGACTGTCTTCTTCAATTCTTATTAAGTTTTTTATTAGTACTTTAACGAGCATTTCTTGGTCAAAGGTGCTTCCTTCTCTTACTTTTCTTCCTCCATAATAAAAGATTCCTTTTAAGTTGTTTATTCTTTCATAGACAATAGCATTATTAAAAGCCCAAATAATAGCAACAGGTTTTCCACTACTTACCTGAAGCTGTTGAGCTCTGACTATCTTTCGCATAGCAACAATAACATCTTGTCCATCTTCTATATTCTTATGTACTCCTTTTACTTCAGCAAACCCTGTTATCTTCCCCTTATCGTAAAGAACTGCGTCTATATGTGCGTATTCCTGATGTGAACCATAAGTTAAACCAAAGTTATTACAAAACTGAGTTAAAGCTTTGTTCTGTCTTTCTCTATGTGCTTTGCGTTCAAATTTCATCTTAGAATAGTTTGTTTTGTTCAACTTTATTTTCTATTATAATACCTAACGCTTGTTGTAGTATATGTAATCCTAATTCAGAATTGACTGCGTTTCTTTCTTCTAAAGGTTTTTTACAAGCTTTATTTCCATATTTTGGCTCCATAGAACCTACATCATCTTTTGGCTGATTAATTAAAGGTATATTGAAATTAGACCATAAGTAATGTCTTCCTATCTTAGTCGGCTTTATTAAAGGTTCATAGTAACTAACTACATTTTCTACACAATACTTACCTTTATAAAAATTGTCCAAAAATATTATTTCTTCATATAACTTCATTGAAGGGTAAACAGGTCTTTTTCTTATATGCTGTGTAAAATAATTTGTTGTGCTATGTGATTGACAAGGTGGTGATGTCCATATAAAATCAAATTCTTTATAATGGTCTAAAAGATATTCGTGTGCGTCAGCTACTATTACATTGTCGTTAGGATATAATTGCCTATACTTATCAGCTATCTTTTCATTAAATTCAACTGCTGTAATTTTATGGTCATTTCCCCAAAGCTTTCTATTACCACCAATTCCTGCATATAAATTTAGTATCTTCATCTTAATAGTTTTATTGGTTCTTGATACCATAAGGTCTGTTCCTTTGGTTGCCCTAATTCGTGAACTTGATAGTAAGCGTTATCTACTAACTTCTTCTGAGCATACACCCACTTGTAAAAGGTTCTGATATTTAAAAATGGTTCGTCCTTTCCAAATCTTACACCCTGTCTGAATGCGTCTTGAACTTGGTTAAAGGTCATATTACCGAAACGCTTTTCCTGTATTAAGTCTTCAGCAAATATCTTACTTAGACTTGCTAAGGTCTGAGCGTCTGACCTGTGTCCTATTTCAACTGAAGTCTTAGCTACTAAGTCTAGGACTTTTTCAGTTAGTTCTTTTAGGTTTTCTTGTTTTAGTGGTTTCATAAATTATTTTTAATGTCATTTAACATATCATCAATACTCTTGTAATCTCTTGGGATTTTCATTTCAACAGTTACGTGCCTATAATCATCATCCCATTCATTTATTACTGTGAACTTAAATCCCTTTTTATTACAAAACTCTTTAGCACACGAAAATATACATTGAAGTGATGTTTTAATTTCTTTTATATCGTTATCTATTTTTTCTATCATAATTTCTTTTTTTTTAATTTATAATAATTCTTTTGCTTTTTGCCATTCATTAATTTGAGCGTCTAACTTAGACATTGTTTTTGTATTTGACTTAGGTTTATCCCATTTCTTTTGATTAGTTGCCCAAGTCTTTAATCTGAGCTTTGTACTCCAAGTTTTGTTTAATTC